TATAAGTTACGAACAAAATCCATATTAATCTGATATTGTTGATCCATGTAATCTTTAGCCATAGCCAACATATCAGCACGGATTTCAAAAGGGTTTTTATTAGCCATTATTTAATTACCTTAGCCATTGCTTCACCAGCCGCATTTGCAAATGTTGTAGTTTGCTTTACTGCTTCTTTAGTGAATTCAGTTTGTGTTTTAATAAATGCATGCAAAGGTTCACTCATTGCTTCATCTTTAACCCAAGTATTAACCCAAGTTGTTTTTGCATTTTGGATTGCATCAATCCATACGTTTGTTAGATAGTCTGTTGAGAACATAATAGTTCCTCCGTGTATGTGTGTTATAAGAGGGCCGAAGCCCTCTTGATTTTATTTATTATCTTTTTAGCTTAGCAATTTGCATCATACAATTCTTGGCTTCTTTGTAGTATCCAAGAGAAGCGAGATGTGAGGCTGCTCTGCTATATCCAATAATCTCGCAAGCGGTGTTAAACCTCTGCCAAATTCTGGAGAAAAAAGAACGACGACCAATAGTAACGCTTTCAACATAGAACATCACACGAACCCTTTCAAATTAGGATTAAATGGTGCAATGAGTTCAGATCTTTTCATATCAGCATCTTGTCTGGCAATAGCATAGATTTCGCTTCTGCTAATGCCAATATCGTTTAGTTCTTTATCAGTTAGCTTACGCAGCTCGTTTTCAGTTTGTTTAATTGCTTTGGCTACTTGATAATTATTAACTAGCTTCTGTAAGAAGCTCTTTAGTGTCTGTGTCATTTGTTAATTCCTCGTAATGACCGATTTCGATTTTACGAGGACGCAAAGCTTCTGGAACTACGTATTTCAATTCGATTGACAATACTCCGTCCACTAAGTCTGCTCCGTTTACATTTACATGTTCAGACAGCCTAAAGGTACGTTTGAACTTCTTCGTAGAAATACCACGATGAATGTATTCGCGACCCTTAGATTCGTGTTCCCCTGTCACGGTTAAAGTACGATCTTTAACCTCAACATTTAGTTCATCTCGATTAAATCCAGCCACAGCAAGTTCAATCAGATAATCTGTATCGCCTGTTTTAAGAATATTATGAGGTGGATAATGATCTTGAGCGTGTCTTGTTACATGCTCTAATTCATTAAATAGATGGTCAAAACCAACAAAAGATGAACGTGGGAATAGTGAGTGTACGCCTGTCATTGTTATCTCCTTTATGTCAAGCAAGATTAAATTGGACCCTTTCGGCATCCGTATTATTTATATAGCAGTTGTTATATCAAATGTACATAGCTGCTATTCACTTTTTTTACGTCTTTTGGCAAATCCAAGACGACGCATAATAGTCATGCGTTCTTCGTAAGAAAGACGTGGCCAACGAGAGATCTCCTCAATCGTTCGGCCACATCCTTTACATATTCCGTTTTCTGCTCTACAAACACCAATGCAAGGTGTTATGTATAAATTATTCATTTGTTTCCGATATTATATTTCGGACAGAGTTCCCACTGGTCTTTCTCTTTGAAAGGAATAATTTTAATCTGTCTGAGTGGTGCTAATGGTTTTGCTTCTTCAGCATTTTGAATTTCAACCAAACCCCAATCTGACATTAGAGTCGTAATCGTATTTCTACGAGCTACATCATTTTCTTCAAGATTTGCTTTCTTACCATCAAGTAAGAATAGCTCTTTAAAATGTACAATAAAATATCTGCCTTGTTTATGTAAAATATGACAAGACTGAAATAGTTTTTTATCTTTGCGGGATGCGACACCTATTCGTGTCAACGTTTCGCGAACCTTAAGAAAATCATCTGGTTCGCTTAGAGTAACTTCCAACATTGTAGCTGGAGACCACTCAACGAGTACTTGTTCTTCCACCTTTATTCACCTTCTTTTTTAACCCATTTATTTGTTCAGGCGACAGAAGAGGTAATATTTGGCGGGCTTTTTCGTTACTATAGCCATAATATTCTTTTACCACTTCAACGTCACTCTCAATTTGAGGCTTTATCCATTTAGAAAAGCGTTTACGCTTTCTAACCATATTTATAAGAAAGTCGAATTGTAGTTTATTGTCGAGGTGGTGATAACGATTCATCTCATTTGCGAGAATAGCGGTATCATTAAAATAAGAAAGTGAACGATTAACCATAAAGCTATTATAAGCTTTTTCTGTTATATCATCTACTATTACATCTTTTTTAGTGGTATTGATAGAGTTTAGAAATTCAAAGGGATTCATTAAAAAATAATCTTTCAATAGATTTAAGCGTTTCAAAAGTTTCTTCTGGACTTTCAACATGAAAACAACGATGAGGGAATGATTGTATTTTAGAAGCAAATGGATAATCATTCCCTCCTTCTTGTGTGTCATCACCAAAAAAGATAATACTATTATACAACGCTTCTAGAGGTTCGTACACCTGTCCTTTATCTTTATTAAGTTCTACAATATCAATTCCAGTTTCACCCGCTATTTGTGCTGAATATCCATGCCATGCTTCATTAAACTCTTTAGCTAAAGCTTCTCTTTCGCCATTTTTAATATCATAATCGATATATTGTTGTCTTTGCTTTTTTGTACAACCTCTACCGATAATAGAAAAGTTCATCATACCAGGACGTAGATCAATGTGTTTTTTACCAGTTCGATGTGGAAATGGACTTTCATGTAGTTTTTGTTTACACCAAGCAACCATCATTTTTGGTATGTTAAATTCAGGAGAAGATTGGATAAGTTTATCATCTACCCATAATTCATTTCCTGCACATTGATAACAGCCTTTAACAGCCTTAGTAAGTTCACCTACTTGTTCTTTTGTCTTTGCAAAATCAGAACCAGTAAGAAGATATATGTCAACTTTTTCTGCAAGCTGCATTAAGATTTCTTTATGTTCTGGATCAATAGATTGTCGACTTGGAGTAATAGTTCCATCAACATCAAATACAAGACAATTGTCTTTTTTAGTCGATGCTATCGCTTCTCTTATTCTTTGACCTAAATTTTCACCAGTTAATTTTCTAGTATCAATATCTTTATTGATCCATACGTCATGACCTGGTACTCTCCAATAAAGCATAGGAACAGTCTTATGCATCCTTTTTCTTAGAAAGTTTTTAGCTTCAGCATCTTGAGTAATATCAACTATTTGAAATCCTTCGGCTTCATCCATCTTGCCAAGCAGACGTTTCATAATGTCACAAAAGTGACATCTCGGTTGTGTATATAAAATTAGCATTAGTTAAACTCTACATTTGCCATAATCTCTGTCATACAAGCAACAACGTTTAATTCATGATCAGCAACAAAAGCTTGTTTATACTGATAATCGGCTAATATAAGAACAAGTTGTGGAATAGATCGAGGAGCAACAATATTAGTCATATTGTCGTACAAACCTCTGAAGATTGATGAGGCATCAACGTCCATATTATTAACGACCCAATGCCTCATCTTTTTAAAGTCTTTATCTTTTAAATATTTGGTCAAATCGCTAATGGTGCTAAGGCCAGTACCACTATCGTTAGCATTAATGCCGCTATTGCCAAATCTACCCCTTTGTCCTTCATTTAATACTCTCCTCCAATCTGGAGCGTATTTCATTACGAGATCAGCCGCAGCATTCTTCTCGAACGGTACGCCCTCTGTATCGAGTATATTTATAAACCGTTTAAAGAATTCAGCCGCAAGTTCGGCCATTTCTTTTTTAGTTGTATTAAATTCATACACACCACACCGAGAATGTAATGGTTCAATAATACGATTTTTAAAATTACAAGTAAGAATAAATCGACAATTGTTACTAAACTCTTCAATGAAACCACGAAGAGCTGGTTGAGTAGATTGTGGATTAAGATAATCCGCTTCGTCTAAGATAACAACTTTATATCCACCCTGTAATGAAACAGTAGAAGCAAATTGTTTAATCTTAGTACGAAGCGTATCAATGTTGCCTTCTTCAGAACCATTGATTAAGATATAATCTAAACCAAGTTCATTACATAAAGCTTTGGCAACAGTCGTTTTACCCAGACCGGCAGTACCAGTGAAAAGCATATTAGGCAATTCACCGGTATCTACCATACTCTGAAACATTTCTTTAAGTCTGGGAGGCAATATTGTTTCAGAGATACGTGATGGCCGATACTTTTCGACCCATAGAAATTCGTTTGACATAATTTTCCCTCATAATATAATATTGTAACACGGTTTGGCGGGAAAGTAAATTATGCAGACGCTTTTTCCTGTTGATAATTTTCTGACATTTGAATTACTTGTACACACTGATCTCGAAGATTACCAATTGTAGAAAGTTCTTCACCCTTAAATGCGCCACGTTGACACATTGTATCAATCACAGCAATCATGCTGCGAGAAGCTCGGTTAGATACTTCATAGATTTGAGCATGCGGATCCTGTTGCTGCTCTTCTTTTTTATCTGACATATTATACTCCGTACGTTGATGTCTTTTCTAAGGCAATCCAATATTCGATGCCTAGTTCTTTGTTAACAAAATGTGAAATAAGTTTTGAAGAAATACCAACTTCATAATCACCCGGAATCATTTTTAGATTTGCAATATTAAAGATGAAGTTAAAGTTATCTCCAGCAAATTCTCCACTCACATCAATAGAGAATGCGTTTGATGTTGCGTTTTGACTATCAACAACTGATAGACTTAGCACACCATCTTTTCCAGTAATGGAAAGTTCAGAGTGGCCAAGAGTAGAAGCCGCTCGTTTAATTCGGTTTAGTGTATCATTATCTAAAATAAACTTTACATCAGCCGGAGGCATTTTAACATCCTTTGTAGGAGTTGTAAGCATCTCTGGATCTGAGAAAAAGTATTTTACACGAGAACGATTACTACTATCAGTTACGACAACATAATCGTTTTCAAATTTAAGTCGAGGTTCACCAACAAGATTAATCACGCCAAGAAACTCATTGAGATCATAGATGCCAAAGTCCTGTGGAAAATCTTCGGATAGAGTTGCAGAAGACAATACATTACGCGCTTCTGTCATAGTCTTAATCGTATTGCCTTGTTGAATTACAATATTCGGATTAATCGATGCGTAATTCTTCAATACAGAAAGTGTTGAGTCTTTCAATTCCATAATATACTCCAATTAGTAATGTATTTATTATACCATTTCTTCAACAATTTGTAAATCTTTTATTTTACTAAAATTCTTTTCTTTTACGAATTCTAGTTTTTCTTTAAATTTACCATCTAAAATATCACCTTTATGAGATATAATAAACGTATTCGAATTCTCATCAAGAGAATGTAGAATCTTCATTAAGTTTTCAACACCATCGTGATCTAGACTTGAATCAAACGTTTCATCAAGTAGAAGTAAATTTGTTGAAATAGAGTTTTTCATTTTAGCGATCATTCGCCATGTAAACAATAAAGCTAAGTCAATGCGTTGCTTTTCACCTTCAGAAAAAGAATCATATGAGAATGCATCTCTATGACGTGATCGAATAGTTTCTTGAAAACTTTCATCTAAATCAAAGTGAACATAGAAGTCTAAGATTTGTAGATATTGATTGACAAGCTTATTGATAACAGGAATATATTGCTTAATAATTTTAGTTTTAATTCCTGTATCTTTTAACATTTCTGCCATAACAGCATTATAAGAATATTCTTCATTAATAGTTAATTTACTTTCAAGTAACACGTCTTTAGCAGAAGTTAATTCTTGTAATTCTAGTTTTGATTTAGCTACATCACCATCATTGCTGCGTATTTTTGATATGGCATCGGTGAGAGTTTTAATCTGTCCTTGCAGCCGTACGATTTCTCTATTGTTGCCAGATATAAGTGCGGTTTTGGTTCTGATCTCATTTGAGGTATCGTTAAGCCGTTCAATAGCTGATTCCACAATAATCGACTGATTAGCGACATCGTCCAAAGCTTTTTGTATCTCGGATGCTTTAGTTTTGGCGGTGGAGAGTTTCTCCGATCGAAGGTCGTCACTAATATCTTGGGAACATGAGGGGCATGTATCATTTTCCTCGTAAAACTTCGAGTCCTTGACGAGTTGTTTGATCTTTTGATTAAACTCTGCATTGTAGTGGAGGAGCGTCTGCTTCTTATCGTGGTTCTTTTTGAGATTTTCGTCAAGACCTTCTGAGAGACTTTCGATTTCTTCGGACGCGTTGACATTTTCCAATTGTAAATTCTCGATGGAATCTTCTGCGAGGAAGATTTGATTTTCCTTTTCTTCAATCTGGTCATTACTTAATTCCTCTACTTCGCGAATATACTTTTTCTGTAATTCTATCTTTTCACGAGTTAGTTCAAGATCGTATCCAATATCTTTTAATTTATCTCTTAAAACCGTATTCTTTTCTTTTAAGAGCTGATTCATTTTAGAAAAAACATTAATGTCCAGAAGATCCTCGATAACATCTCTTCGATGTTGTGCAGGGAGTTGCATGAAAGGAACAAAGGAGGAGGACCCCAAGACAACAATCTGATGAAAGCTTTTATGATTTAGCTTCAAGATGTTTTGTTCGAGGATCTTCTGGTACTCTTTGGAATGTGATGATTGATTAATCATATCACCATTCTTCCAAATCTCAAATACATTTGGCTTAATACCACGTACAATTTTGTATGAAGATTTACCAATATCAAATGTAACTTCAACAGAACAGTTTTTACCGTTAATTGAGTTTACGAGTTGCGGTTTATTAATATTACGATGAGGCTTTCCAAATAAACCAAATGCAATTGCATCTAGCATTGTGGATTTACCTGCGCCGTTTTGTCCAACAATAAGAGTAGACTTTGACTTATTCAGATTAATCTCAGTCCAATTATTTCCAGTAGACAAGAAATTCTTGAACCGCAGAGTTTTAAATAAAATCATACTGTTTCGATAGCCTGTGCTTCAGTCATAAGATTACGCATAGAAACTTTAAGTCTGTCTTTATCTAAATCAGTCTCAACAGCATCAATATACGTATCTAGTAATTCGGTAGTATCTTCAATAGATACTGATTCATCTTCTACGTTATTACCTACAAACTCATCAAAGTTTTCAGCAATTTTAAGATCATGGATTTTTCTATTTTGTATTCTATCAATAAATCGATCAAATGTAAATATATCTTTTTTATTCACGACAACAACTTTAACGTACTTACCATCTAAGTCAGTCACGTTATACTTATTATAATCGGTTTCTTCGTCATTGTACACAACTTTTTGAAATAAAGTATAAGGATTTCGTATTGCTTCTAATTCTCTTGTTTCAGTATCAAGAATATGAAAGAATTTAGGATCATTGGCATCTGACCAAAAGAATTCCATTTGTGTTCCAAGATACGTTACGTTGTCTTGTTGAGATTTTGTATGAAAATGTCCAGATAAAACACGTTCAAATCTTGATAGAAGTTTATGATCTAAACCATGAGGTGCAACAACACCACGCATAACATTAAAACCCGCAAATTCAAAGTGACCACCAATCCAATCACATTTTGCGTTTTTAATAAACTCCATACTTTTTTCGTAATTCTCAGAACAAATCCACGGAATCATTCCCATTTTTAAAGAACCATATTCCATCACAGTAGGCTCATGTATAATATGAACCTCATTCATATAATGTCCTAATAGTTCTTTAAGAGAATTAAGATCGTTTGTATTTTTATAGTAGGTATCATGATTACCTGCTATAATGTCCATTGTTATTTGTTCTTGCCGTAGCCGTTCAAGAAAGACATGACGGTTGCGGTTAAGAGCGCGGAAGTTAATAAATTTCCTGTGATCAAAGTAGTCACCAAGGTGAATGATATGGCGAATATCACGTTCCAAAAGAGTAGGAAAGAATACATCAGTATAAAATTTCTCTGCATTATCGAGAAATATGTCAGAACTATTACGGATGCCACAGTGAGTATCATTAATAATTGCTACTTTCATTGAAAAAACTTTACCAAATCTGAATCTACTTTTTGAATAGGACGTTTACGTTTCTTTTCTTTTTTAGCAAATTCTTTGATTTCAGTATCATAACCTTTTACTTTTTCGATTCTATCTTTTAACATATCAACAAAACTAGCAGCTACTGGATTATCAGTTTCATCCAACAAGAAAGCTTCTACACCAGATTGAGACATATATTTAAATTTGATGTCTTGTTGTTTTTTCTCTTTGGCAATGCGACGTAAAAAAGCATACCACGAAATCTGTGTAAAGTATGCAAAAGCATTAGGTTTACCAGTTCTTGTGGCTGCTTCTAAATTATAATTTTCGATTGCTTTTAAACAGTTTTCGACTGCATCCATAACCATTTCCTCTCGATAAGTATATCGAATGAAATTAGATTTATAGGAAAGTCCTTCTGCTATTTTAAGAAAACACGAAGCAATATAGTCTGGTACTATAGGAAGTGCTTCTTCATTTTTCTTAGCTTCTCTTACAATAGTAACGTAATCTACAACTGCTTGTGAGAATTGTGCATTATTGACATAATGCGGTTTATCTTTAGCTTTCATAATATATCCTCAATATAATATAATTCTATCACGTTTTGAAGCCAATGTACACATAAAAAAATATTTAATTTTATTAAATTAGCTGTTTACATATATAAAAAATCAGTGTATAATAAAAGAGTAATGCTGAGGGAGAGATAGTATATCTTAATGCATTTTGTCTTTCGGCGGAGTAAATCTAATAATATTTTCATCATTAGAATCAGAACTAAAATAATCGTTTAACGTTTGAGCTTTTGTTTTTTGATAAGCATCCCATTGGCGTTTTGTTTCGCGACGAATTTCATCCATATTTTCTTCACTAGTATCATCGTCAATTAAATTGTTTTCTAAAGCTTTAAAATATTCGTGAATAATATCTTGACTCGGATTTGCTTCTGCAACAATATGCTGACAATTAATAATCTGAAAACTTTCTGCTTCCAATTGATACATCATAAATGGACGAAATGCATAATACCTTATACCATTAGCCATATTATCCATCATGACTAATTTCATAGTTTTACGTATGACAATTGCATCATCTTCTTCATGGTATTCTACTACTTCACAAATGATCTCATCGTCAGTAGCTAATTTGAATTGTCTAATCTCCAATTGGAACCTCAATAATTTTAAAGTTAAATTTTTCTTTATTATATATTTTTACTCGTTCTTCGCCATGAAGTAGCGCGTAGTTTTTTCTTCCTTTATAATGGATGTCGTCTGTGATGTCATAAAGGGTAGTAGATCTTCCGTCGTCTGATTGACGTAATCCTCGTCCAATGCTTTGTAAGACTTTAATTTGGGACTTTGACGGACTTGCAAATATAATATTATGCAAATTCCGTATATTAATACCAGTGGAAAAAGTACCCAAGCTTGCGACAATAATAGCATCTTTTTGTTTCTCCGTAATTTGTCGAATGGCTTCTCTATCGTTTGTTTCTACTTCCCCAGAGACATAAAAAACTTTTCTACCTTCTTCTGCTTTTTCATTAATTAAATCAAAGAGAGGTTTACCATGAGCATCCACACGTTGGAATAAGACGAGAGTATTGCCAGAAGAACTAAGAGCCAAATTACGAATGAAACGATTACGAGCTTCATGTCCCACAATAAAGTCGATTTCATCATGATAAGTTTTTTTGCCAAAATCTTTTCTCGCTTTCTCATCATATTTTAATATAATTATATTTATATCCAGCTTAGCTAACGTATTATTATCTTGTAATTCCTTCGTTGTAGTAACTCTATGGATTTTTCCAAAGAGTCCCTGGAGAACAAGGTGATGAACCTGAGCATTATCCAATGTACCAGTTGTACCAATTCTGTATTTTGCTTCGGTACATTTATTCATAATATCAGTGAGAGATTTAGATTTAAATCCATGGCACTCATCACCGATTACCATACCAAATTGATCAAACCAATCTTTTGGAAGTTTATAAATCGATTGCCATGTAGATATTACAATAGAAGAATTAATATTGTCTTTATCTTTTCCTGAATATATCTTATGAATACCTTGTGGACTATATCCATAATCAATAAAGTCTTTTTCCATTTGTTCTACAAGAGAAGTAGTAGGAACAACGATTAAAACTCTACCAGCATTTGGGTATCTAAATCCATTCGAAATATATTTTAACCATATTTGTGATAGACAGTAAATGATTAGCGATTTACCAGATCCTGTAGGAGAAAGTAATACACATCTATTTAGATTCAAAGCTTTCATTACAGCATCGAATTGATAATCTCTTATATCAATCGGATTACCACGCGATTGTAGATTTAAATCTTTAATATATTTGTAAATAATTTCTGGATTTTGTTCATTCTTATCTAAAGGCGAACCATAATCAGAAGATTCTGTTAAAAGTGTATAACTATTTCTTTTGCAAAACTCATCAACAAATGGATAAAGTCCGGCCGGAAGTTCTCTGTTAACTGCATTAAATAATCTAATCTTACCGTCCCAGATTCTACGTTTGTACAATTTCATGTACTTATAACCTGGAACAAAAAAAGAAAAATATTCACTCAACTCTTGAGCAATGCCTGCATCGCAATCAACAAGAGCTGTGCTTTCATTTTTCTTTAATATAGTAATATTAGCCACTCACATAAACCCCCTGTTGTGGTCTATACCAACTCTTTTGATTATGAATACGTCCTAAAAGATCGTTGATTTCTTTTGTTTCGGTTTGTAGAGTTTCTATGTCTTCGCCTTTCATCATACGCTCGGCTCTTCGACCGACTTTATTACGAAGCGCGTCTTCTATAATTTTAATATCTTTTACACTTAATTTAAAATTGTAATTAGGTTTAGCCACCACTTTCGAATATCCTCCATTTAATCATATTACTGATTGTTTGATGTCTCCAATTAACATTATTAAGTATTTCATTTAAAGTATCTATCGTAGTTTTTATATACTCTATTTTCTCAACAGAGTGTTGTATTTCCGGATCTGAATCGTAGTAATAATCCATTTCACCTTTGAGTATCTTAAGCCCATCAAAAGGGTCAGGCTTCCAGCCTTTTTCTTCAATTTCACTTTGATCCATTTTGCCATTGTAATAAAGCCATTTATCTTTAAGCAATACTTTTTGTTCCTGCTCAGCTTTTTTAAGTCTTAGCTTAGCAGTTGAAAGTAATTCTAAATATTTTGCGTGAAGTAAGGGAGTTTGACGAGAAGATTCATCTAAACTTGTTTGACCAATAACACAGTCGCTCGACCACATGTCGAGTATCATTTTTAAATCCATAATATATCCTAAGTTTATTCAATATCAAAATATGCAAATCTAAACGAGATCGGAAATGTAATGTACGATACATCACCTGAAGCCGCTTCAAATGCTATATCACCAAGTAAAGTTGGTATAGCACTTCTATATATTATTTTCTTCGCTACGTTATTATGGCTTGTTAAAATAGATACAGTAATATCGGCTTCTGATGGACCTTTATTTCCATTTTCAGCCTGAGCAGGTTTTACATCTGGAGCTTCAACAAAAGATTTAATCCAATCATACATTTCACGATATGCAGAAAGTTCTTCATCCATAATAATCATTGCTGTCATTTCGCCATATACTAGTTTATCTCCAGTAAATGGCACAGATCCAATTCTTCTATATGGTAATTCAATCGCAGATACTTGTGTATCGGGATGCATAACTGATTGAGCGAAGTATTCTAAGTTTGGAAAATACTTACGATTAATAGACAACTTAAACCCTGTAGGTTGTAAGTAGTTTACGTTTGTTGTAAGACTAGATTCTAAAATTCCAGTT